GTCATTGTCTTCTATTCATGGAAATTTAGATAGTCTAAACGACAATGATCATCCTCAGTATTTAATGAGATCTGGCGGAACAATATTTGGCGATATTATTATGGCAGAAGGGGTAACAATAGACGGTGTCGATATAGACACACATGCCCATACAGGGGAAGATGGATCTGTTAGAATAAAATCAACCGACATAGATTACGAAACACCTAGAGGAGAAACTACGCTTTTGCAAAGCGCAGATGGAAGCTTACTCGAAGTTAGCATAAATGCTTTTGAGTCCAGTATTAAAAATGGTGGAGTCCCAACAGTTAATGCGGTTGTTAATATTTCTATTCCAGACAGTTATTCAGATAAGTATGAATACGAAATTGTTTACTTGGAGGCTAAGTAATGGCTTGGTTTGATGTATATAAATCAGAAATATCTGTAAGCACAGGTCTAACAGTTTTTTCCTCAAAGCAAATACCGTTAAAAAGAGTAATTAATATTTCTGAAATAAATAATAACGTAGCTGCTGGAGAGCAGATATATGTTGATTTATTAGATAAAAAGATTAATAAATTTATTAACTCATCACTAGAAAATGTTACGGATAACTATTCATACTTAGTTGTTTTAGAAGACCACGCAGATGAAACATTTTTTCTTCCAGTTAAAAGTAGGGTTATAGATAACATATTATATTTTTACGCAGAAGAAGATATAGATATAGATATTGACACAACGAGATACTATGCAATATATTATGGTTTAACTAATATAAAAAATATTGAATTAACACTTGCATCTATTGATGCAACTCCAAAAAACGTATGGGTAATTGCCGACATAGCTCCTTCAGTTGAAGGTTCATACTCTGACATAGCAACTGCTAACATTAATTACTATACAAGTTCAATAACAAGTTCATCATCTGGAAAATATAGCCTTGCGTTGTATAATGATGGCGCCGACTGGAAAGATAATACATCAGAAAAAGTAGGCTCTAAAGCATTTGGCATTTTTGATGGACCAAGGCTAAAAGTTGTTGGCCCTAAAGGTAAACAATATGGAAAATTTAAAATAAGAATTTTTGAATATACAGATCAAGGAGTCATCTCCGTTTATCCAACAGTGGATTGGACAGAAGTAGATTGTTATTCAGCAATAGATTTATCTGACCAAATCTTATATTCTAAAATAGATTTACAATATAAAAAATATATATTTGAATTAGAAACTTTAGCAGAAAAAAACATAATGGCAATAACAAACTCTGTTAAAATAGATAAATATGAATTTTCTCCAAATTATGGATTAACTTATAGTCAAGAAGAAATAAATCCAAACTTAGCATTTATTACAATAGCAGGATTAAGATAATGGCAGAAATTAAAAAAACTATATCCGATTTAACTCCACGGAAAAGAATATATCCTTGCAGTTAGAGCTAAAGATCCAGAGCTTAATATAGTTTCTAACTATACAGATATAGTTAGATTTACTGCGCCAACAGACACGACAATCCCGGCAGAACTTCAAAATCTTGAAATGTTTGCTTCATTTCAAAATGTTCTTTTTGTTTTTGATAATGGAACAGATGATGACTTGGCCGTATATGAATATGAACTTTACGAAGAAGATGATATTGTAGATCCAAATTTATCATCCTATACGCTTAAATCAAATGCTACCACATTAAGCACTGGTGCAGGAAACTCTAGCGTATTTGCAGTTCCAGTTGAAGGTAGTTATATAGATGTTGAAAACGATAATATTGTTGTTCAAAGAAACTTTTTTGGCAGAGTAAGAGCAAAGGATACTTCTGGCAATGTTGGACCCTGGACTGCTATTAAAAAAACAGATCCATCGACTCCACTTATTGATAGTCAATATATTGTTAGTCTAACAGCAGATAAGATTAAAGCTGGAACAATTGGCGCACATGAAATTATACTCACTCAACCTGGAGCACAAACATCTTATACCCCTCCTTCTAATATGGCGGTACTTAGATCATCCAACTACGCACAAGGAAATGCTGGATGGTTAATTCGAGGCGATGGTTTAGCAGAGTTTAATGACCTTACCGTTAGAACTAAATTAGATATTGGAGGAGATGATAATACATCTTTCCATGTTGACGCAAACGGAAACATGTGGGTTGGCTCAGGCATTTCAAATTTTTCAACTGCTCCATTTAGAGTTACAAATACTGGGGCTTTAACTGCAACTAACGTAAACATTACTGGAGCAGTGACCGCTACTTCTGGTTCATTTACTGGGTCCGTAACTTCAACGTCAGGAAGAATCGGACCTTTTACCTTGTCATCAGATGGACTTACAAATGTTACGGACACAGGTTATGCCGAATCTAATTTTATGAGAATTCAAAATTATGGAGACATGAGCGTTTTCTCTAACCCGTCGTCAGGTCCTCACTCGGGTGCTTTCCATAGAACCGACATTTATGGTGAAAATATTACCATATCAAGGCATGCAGATAAAGCTAATATGTTGGCTGGAACATACGTTTATCCATATCTTGCGTTAGGTAGTTTTACAAATGGAGAAATGGAGTTAACAATTGTTGGGGGGGCGGGCTCTTACCCATTCAAAGCTCATTCCAATGGTAGCGTAACTGCAACAGGTACGATAACCGCAGCAGCATTTAATGGCAATGCTTCTTCGGCAACCTACGCAACAACCGCAGGTTCCGCAACAACCGCAGGTTCCGCAACAACCGCAGGTTCCGCAGGTGCATTGAGTGGAACAGTTGTAAAATTTGTTGGGGCAGGAAGTTCCGGAGCGGCGTCTTTTTGGATTCACGATCAGGGCAACGGTAGCTCAACACTGCAAGACGAATATACAGCAGTCCTTGGTGCTTCTTGGCTTGCTGGTCCAAATCCGCAGACAACTTGGGGTATCACAAGAGATGGGTACAAGGGGTATATACAGCAATATTATACCGGCAATAGTTATTCAAGCAGAACAATAACAGGGGCTTCTGATAGGCGAGTCAAGGACAATATAGAGCCAATATCTGGTGTCATTGATGTGCTTGGCGTAATTGACACAATTGAACCAAAAATATATGATTATCTACATTATGCAACTAAAAAATTAGACGAAAATGGAAACACAACAGAAGAAGATAATGAGGTTCCAAAGAAATTTGGTTTTATTGCTCAAGAACTACAAGATGCCTTAGGTGAGTATGGCGATCTTGTTGTGGATGAAATTGATGATCCAAGGTATGATTTTAAGTTGTTGACAACAGAGGATCGTGGTCTTATTGCAATAATGTGGGAAGCAATAAGGCAACTCAAAACAAAAATTGATGAATTAGAATCTCGTCTGGTATAATGTTTTTATGAATGAGCAAAATTTAGATATTAATTTAGTAATACAAGTTTTTCAAGATAAAGTATCTCAATTGATGATGGAAAACATAATTAAAGATGCAACCATAAAGCAGCTTAATAATCAAATTGAAATATTATCAACACCTTCTTTAAAAGAAGAACTAAAAGAAATAAAAAAGGATAAATAAATGTCACAAGAAAATGAAACAATTGAAGTAGAAGAAGTAGTAGAAGAAGAAGTAATCAAACAAGAAGAAGCATCAAAAGAATTCACAGTAACCATTATGATTAGTGATAAAAACTTAAGTTACAAAAGTGATTTCAACGAAGCAGAAACAGTTTTTTGGCTTGAATCAGTAAAAGCTCTTATTTTAAAGAGAGCATTTGATGCTGCCGGAGAAAACAACTAGTCATAGTGGTATTTTCCGCTACTATTAGTTAAAATTAAAATCGTAGGAGTCTAAATGGCAATTAGAGACTATTTACCGTTTGTTCAAAACAGTTCAGCTGACTTTTTTGCAAAAACGTTAGAACCAGAACAAATTAAGAACTTATCAAAGGCATTAAAGCCAGCAGCTTTAGCTCTTGGCTATCAAGGCTCAACGTATTATTACAATACAAGATCCACCTTTGAGCCTTCTCCTTATGATTTTGACAGAATACTTCAAGCAGTGGATACTGACTCCTATGTAAAGCAAGCCACTCTAAAGTATAAAGAACTTTTCTGGAAAGAAGGCTGGAGTATAACTGGTGAAAACTCAGAAGCTGTAGCTTATTTGCATCAAAGAATTGACTTTATGGAAATGGCAATGAGAAGGCCATTTATAGATTTCTTAACAGAAGTAGCTGATCATTTAATTAAGTTCTCAAATGTTTTTATAGTCAAAGCAAGAGGAGATATGTCTGAATATTTTCCTCAAAAACTTAATCCAGTAAATGCGGGTCAACCAATCGTAGGTTATTATCTTATTCCAACTGAACAAGTTAGAATTTTAAGAGATAAATTTAACAGACCAAAAGCATATCAGCAGCAAACAGATCCAACTACCTATGGGCCTACCGATAAGGATCCAGTATGGACTGCTGAAAGAGTCATACATCTTCATTTTGATAGGAAGACCGGAAGAGCTTTTGGTACGCCATTTATGAGTTCGGTCTTAGATGATGTTATAGCTCTTCGTCAATTAGAAGAAGATATTCAAAACCTCGTACATAGAGAACTTTTTCCCTTATACAAGTATAAGATTGGAACCGCCGAACAACCAGCTGAGCCAGAAGAAATAGAAGATGCTGCATTTCAAGTAGAAAACATGAGATCTGAAGGTGGTTTAATACTTCCTTATAGGCATGATGTTGAAGTAATCGGAGCAAATAATGCAGCGCTCGATGCAGCAAATTACCTCAATCACTTCAAGGAAAGAGTTGCAATTGGATTAGGAGTAGCACCTCATCATCTTGGCATGATGATGGGTGGCGGCAATAGATCTATGACAGACAGACTTGATACTGCTTTGTATGATAAGGTAAAGCAATATCAGAAGCATCTTTCTGAGATGATAAGAGTCCATATATTTAATGAGCTATTATTTGAAGGCGGATTTGACCCAATAGTAAATCCAATGGATTCTGATATTTCAGACAGATGTTTTTTTAAGTTCAATGAAATTGACGTTGATACTCAAGTTAAAAAAGAAACTCACATTATTCAGAAGTTTACCAATTCTGTTATCACATTGCCAGAAGCAAGAATCCAGCTTGGCATAGATCCAGCTTATGAAAAAGAAGAATTATTTGCTGGAATTCAAGCAGAGATTCAAATGGATATGGCTAAAAATCAAGCTGAAATAACTGCGCAAAATGCACCTTTACCAAAAACTTCAGATGGCCAACAGTCAGCTAATAAAGGTCAAAGAAACTTGCCTTCAAATAAAAAAGGTCCAGGAAATATAATTAGACCACAAAATCAACAGGGCAGAAGAACTTCTCCAAATATTAGAAGATCAGATCTGACATGGTTGTCTGTTATTGAAAATGCTCTAGAATCAGAGTATAATGTTATAGATATAGTTGAAGTGATAGAAGAGGACAAGAAAGGTCCAAAATGAAAATTAATTCAGAAGTTAGCAAACTTGCAAGATTTGGTGAAGATGCCATTGAAGGTTTTAATACCGCAGTAGAAAATGGTCAGGCAAGATTAGCAATGTCAATTCTTGTTGATGTTATAAATGCATTTGACGAAAAGTTTGATGATATTGACGAAAAGTTGGCAGTAACAATCAAGCCAGAACAAACTTTAGTAGAAGAGCCAAAGGCAAAAGCAGAAGAGCCAAAGCCTAAGGTTAAGGAACAAACAACCGCTTAAGTATGAAGTTAATAATTGGCTGCCCTATATACAATAGAGCATGGATATTTCCATACTGGATTTCCTGCATTCAAAAACAATTTCTTAATTTAGAAGATGTTGGTTTTGTTTTTGTTGCATCAAAAGATGATACAGAAACAATATCTTTACTAGAAGACTGGAGAGATAAACATCCAGAAGTTTCTGTATTTGATATAATTTACCCTGAAAATGTTAATCATTTTACTC